TAGTGCAGAAGATAGAGGTCGCACTTATGAAGCAGACAACAATCCAGAAAGATTGTTTACACATAATGGCGAGGAGTTTTATATAACAAGTATAGAGGAGAGTGAAGATGAATTATGAAGAAAAATATAAACAACTATGCGAAGCATTAGTAGGTATAGATGCTACTGAAAGATATACTCACGAGGATATACTTTCATATGTTTATAACTTAAAAAATACAGAGGAGAAATATTATGACAACAAAAAGTAAACCAACAATAAATACAGTAACATTAAACTTGATTAATAAACTCAAGAAGATAGATGATACAATCAACGAAGGTGCTTGGGAGTATATAAATATAGGAGATGTAATAAGAGTACAAGATGCTTTTGCTGAAGTTATTAGTTACTATGACCTAAAGAAAGAAGGTGG